CAATCGAAGTAAGAGAACATCAAATTGCGGCATACATTCATGCCATGCAAAAAAGAAGAGCCTTGTTGGTATCACCAACCGCATCAGGTAAATCTCTCATCATCTATCTGATCTTCCGTCAGTTATACAAATACCAAAATTTAAAAGGTCTTGTAATTGTTCCAACCACATCTTTGGTTGAACAGTTATACTCGGACTTTGCCGATTATAATAACGATTCCATGGAACCATTTCTCCATAGAATATACCAAGGCAAAGAAAAGGACACAGACAAACCGTTGACAATATCCACTTGGCAGTCCTTGTATAAAATGCCAAAAGAATATTTTGAACAGTTTGATTATATCATCGGTGACGAAGCTCACCTATTCAAAGCACAATCTCTTACTACCATTCTTACCTCTTGTGTCAATGCCAAATATAGATTTGGATTGACAGGTACTTTAGATGGCACTAAAACACACAAACTGGTACTTGAAGGATTATTTGGTCCAGTTAAAAAAGTAATTACCACAAAAGAACTGATTGATAAAGGCCAAGTGTCGAACTTTGATATTAAATGTTTATGCCTTAAACATGAAGAAAGTATATGTCGAATGATTAAAGAAAAATCGACATATCATGATGAGATTGATTATTTGATTGGATGTGAGGCAAGAAATAAATTCATTAAGAATCTGGCGGTTAGCTTAGGTAAAAATACTTTGGTGTTGTACCAAATGGTTGACAAACATGGCAAGCTCCTGTATGATATGATTAAGAACACCAAGAACATTGGTGATAGAAAAATCTTCTTTGTGCACGGTGGAGTTGATGCCAATGATAGAGAAGAAATAAGAAGAATTATGGAGATTGAACAAGATGCAATTGTTGTTGCTAGTTTTGGTACTTTTTCTACTGGTATTAATATTAGGAATTTGCATAACATTATATTTGCAATGCCAACAAAATCAAGCATACGCACTTTGCAATCAATTGGAAGAGGCTTACGACAAAGTGAAGGCAAAACAATTGCTACTCTCTACGATATCTCAGACGACCTTAGGGTCGGTAAACACATGAATCATACCTTAAAACATTTTGTGGAGAGGGTTCGTATATATACGGAAGAGCAATTCCCATTTAAAATCTACAAGATAGGACTTAAAAATGGATAATATTAAAATAGTCAGATTAAAAAATGGTGAAGATATTGTCGGTCAAATAACTAATGTCGATGATGCATATGATGTTATTGAACCAATGACCGTGGATGTAGAATATCGTGGTAAAGAACCTGGATTAGTAATGCGACATTGGTTACCTATTCAATTGGTAAAGTATAATGAGATTACGATTAAACAAACCGATGTTCTTTGTGTTTTGGAACCTTCAGAAGATTTTGCTGAATATTATATGAATACTATAGAAAAGGTCCATAATTTAATTAAGGCCAGAAACCTTGTGGACGAACTTGATGATGATGAAGTAAATGATATTATGGATGCACTAGATGAATTACAACAAGATGGAAATACATTACATTAATGGTTTCTTTTATTACTTTCAAACCGGGACATACTCGATATTAGGCTATTGTCAAGCGTTTGTCAAGCGAATGTCCACAAATAATTATGGTAAATATGAACACACCTACTCCTAAACCGGCCAAGAAGCCTAAACAATATGTCAATAATGCTGACTTCTTAGCTGCATTGGTTGACTACAAAGAACGGTGCAAACTCGCCAAGAAGAATAAAACAGAACCTCCTCCTATTCCTAATTACATAGGTGAGTGTTTTATGAAGATTGCAGAAGGTCTATCACATAAACCTAACTTCATTAACTATACCTATCGTGATGAAATGATATCGGATGGTATTGAAAATTGTGTAATGTATTTTAATAACTTTAATCCAGAAAAGTCTAAGAATCCATTTGCTTATTTTACACAAATCATTTACTACGCCTTTTTACGAAGAATTCAAAAAGAAAAGAAACAAACATACGTTAAGTATAAAGCCACAGAGATGATTGGTATACTTGATGAATTTGAAATGCTGGAGTTTGAAGATGGTACCACCAAACAGTTCGAACTGTATGATAACATTGGTGAATTCATTGAGAACTATGAAGAAGCAAAGGCGGCAAAAAAAGTGGTAAAGAAGCCTAAGGGTATTGAAAAGTTTTTAGGAGAGTGATATAATGAGAGAAGCATTTAAAGTAGTATTGTTTTTAGCTATATTTTTTATCATTATAAAAGATATTAATGAGTATGTAAATTATAGGCTTAATATACAAGTATATGATATTATGGCTAAAAAATATAACTGTACATTTTTAACTCCTTCGGCCAGTAGATCAGACGTTGGTATGTTTGATTGCCAAGGCAAGATTACATTTAAGAAGTTGGAATCTGAATAAAATGTATCGAGTGCATTATTATAATACATCAGGAGACCTAAGAGTAAAAGATTTAGAATCTCTTGATGATGTGTGGCAATTTGTTAATAAGTTACCAAAAGAATCCGTTTCGGAAATAAAACATTATGAAAATAGCGATAATTACAGACCAACATTTTGGGGCCAGGAATGATTCAATTCATTTCTTAGATTATTATGAAAAGTTCTATAAAGATACTTTCTTTCCTACTATTGACAATAGTGGTATTGATACTGTTCTCATACTTGGCGACACTTTTGACAGACGCAAATATGTAAACTTTTATTCCTTGAAAAGAACCAAGGAGATGTTCTTTGATGAATTAGCCAAACGTGGTATTAAAGTCCATATGTTGGCAGGTAATCATGATACTTATTTCAAAAATACCAATGATGTTAATTCGGTAGACCTATTACTCCGTGAGTATGATAATGTTCAAGTGATTGATAAACCTACCACTATTACTGTGGCCAAAACACCAATCTGTATGATACCTTGGATTTGTCCAGAAAATTATAATGAATGTCTATCTGAAGTCGAAAACACGGCATCAAAGCTTTGTATGGGACATTTTGAAATCGCCGGCTTTGCCATGCATCGTGGTATGCCATCACTTGAAGGATTAAATCGTGATATTTTTAGACGCTTCGACCACGTTTTCAGCGGTCACTACCATCATCGTTCTACTTCTGATAACATCCATTACCTTGGGAATCCATACGAACTCACATGGCAAGACTACAATGATCCGAGAGGTTTTCATTTGTTCAATCTTGTTGATTATACTATTGAGTTTATTCCAAATCCTAATGTAATGTTTCACAGAGTTATCTATGACGACCGTGAAGAATCAATTACAGAGATTAATAATAAAGACTTGGCCAAGTTTACCAATACCTACGTTAAGGTTGTGGTAGTCAACAAAACTAATCCCTATCTGTTTGATAAGTTTATGAACAACTTATACAATGTCAACCCAATCGATATTACCATTGCTGAGGACTTTACAGACTTTGGTATTGATTCCGAAGAAGAATTGGTCGACCAAGCAGAGGATACTTTAACTATTATCAACAAGTTTGTGGATGGTATTCAAGAAGAACACATTAATAATAATAAACTTAAAACGGTTTTGCGTGAACTTTATGTGGAAGCATTAAATTCTACAGATACCTAAAAAAGTTTTGTACGCTCATTTCTTTTTTATCAATAATTCGACACACCATAGTTTTCGGTTTGCCTTTAAGTTTTTGAGACCGTTTTAATTTAGATTCATTACTGTGTTTTCTACCCAGTTGACCATTTCTCATATTGATTAATGTTTGTTCATCTGGTTTAGGTCGGTTTAATTGCCATAATCTATTTTTTTCATTTGCTTCAAAAGATTGTTTTTTACCATACATTGGATTACCTGAACCGGTTCTTTGTTTAGACCACAGTTTTCTGGTTTCGTCTTTAATTATAGGAAAATTATTACCATCACCACCATCCGTTTTATTGAGTAGGATTCCAGTACCTAAATCTTTTCTACCATACCATCTAATCATTCTTCTTTCTAAAGCTAATGCACCAATGTTGGTTAAATTCTTTTCGAGAAAAACAATTTTAGATTTATCTTTTGGTATGGATATCCTACTATGTTTTTTATATGCTCGGGCATTTTTACCTTTGCCAATATAATAAGGTAAATTTGTTTTTTTATTAATGTAGGCATAAACATAATAAATGCCGGAATATATACTTGACATGAGCTGTGTCCTTGTGTTATAGTAGATGACATAGAGTAGGTAGATGCTAGTAACATCGTGACCTACACCTTTATTTATACTGAATGAAGCTTTTAATATAGAAATTTAATGATAATCTTCAAAACCGTCCGCTGGCGTAATTTTTTAAGTACCGGCAACACATTTACAGAAATCAATTTCCAAAAATCACCAAACACACTCATCATTGGCCATAATGGTGCAGGTAAGTCCACTATACTGGATGCTTTATGCTTTGGTCTTTTTGGCAAACCATTTCGTAAAATTAACAAACCACAATTACTTAACTCTATCAATCAGCAAGCCGCTGTTGTCGAGATTGAATTTGCCATTGGCCAAAAGAATTATAAAGTAATTCGTGGTATTAAACCAAATACTTTTGAAGTGTATCTTGGTGATAAATTACTTGACCAAGATGCCAAGGCTAAAGATTATCAGGAGTTCTTAGAAAAGTTTATTCTCAAATTAAATTATAAGTCGTTTACTCAAGTGGTTATTTTAGGTTCGGCCTCATTTGTTCCATTTATGCAATTATCTCCGGCCGACCGAAGATCAATCATTGAAGATTTATTAGACATTGGTATTTTCTCGTCAATGAATGGACTTGTTAAAGAGAAGATGTCAGAGATTAAAGACATTACTACAAAAACCAAGTATGAAGTTGATTTGACAAATGAAAGAATTGCTTTTCAAAAGCAGAGTATCGAAGAACATAAGACCAGGTCCGATGTAGAAATTTCTAAGAAGCAAAAAGAGGTAACCGATTCAGTAGACCAAATCTTTACCTTGGAAAGAAACATTGAACTAATTGGTAAACATATTACAACAATGCAGAGTAAAGTTTCTGACCAAGTGTCTGTGCAAAAGAAAAGTGCCAAGTTATTACAACTAGAAGCCAAGTTAGAATCTCGTATTAAGAAGATTGATAAGGAGGTAACATTCTATGAAGAACACTCTGATTGTCCAACTTGTAAACAAAGCATCGAAGAACATTTCCGAACCGAACAAGTTTCTACTCTCACATCCACTAAATCGGAAGTCACTACAGCCTTATCAGATATTGCTACTCAAATTACTGCAACAAGCACAAGGTTCGAAGAAATTCAGAATGTGCTTACACATATTACGGCACACAATAATGAAGTTGTTAAACATAACTCAACAATCTCAGCTATTAACAAGTATGTTACAAAACTCCAAAGAGAAATAGAAGAACTACAAACACACAAAGATACTTCTGAAGAAGATAATGAGAAGTTAAAAGAATTGCGGGAGCAACTTGCCGCACTCAGTACCAAGATGGAACAACTAGCAACTGAGAAACAATATTATGAATTCGCTGGTTCTTTACTGAAGGATACTGGTATCAAAACAAAGATTATCCGCCAATACTTACCTATTATGAATAAGTTAATTAATAAGTATTTGACTGCAATGGACTTCTTTGTGAATTTTAATATTAATGAAAATTTTGAAGAAACAATTAAATCTCGACACCGTGATGAATTCAGTTATGCCAATTTTTCAGAAGGCGAGAAGATGCGTATTGACTTGGCCTTGTTATTCACCTGGCGTCAGATTGCAAAGTTAAAGAATTCCACCAATACCAATCTATTAATACTTGATGAAGTATTTGATTCAAGTTTAGATACCGTTGGTACAGAGGAGTTCTTGAAGTTGATTCATGAAATGGGAACAGATACCAATGTATTTGTTATTTCACACAAAGGTGACCAACTGTTTGATAAGTTTAGGTCGGTCATTAAGTTTAAAAAGGTAAACAATTTTAGTCAGGTAGAAAAATGAGCGAATTTATTACAATCAATACCGAAGATGCAATTAAGGATATACCACAGGTAAGACAAGAAACAATTTTAGATTTGGTACCTGAAAATAGTCCAATTCTATCTGAAGTAATGCCTGAATGGGACTTTAAGAATCCACCGGGTAATGCAATTACTTTGGCATCAAACCTTGTAGACACTTGCCGTAAACATAATGGTTATGGTTTATCTGCCAATCAATGTGGATTAAGATATCGAGTTTTTGTAATGGGTTATGGTGAAGAATTTGTGGCATTTTTTAATCCGAAGATTATTTCTGCCGAAGGTGAAGCACATATGGTGGAAGGATGCCTTTCTTTTCCTTTATTAGGTTTGTATATTACTAGAGCCAAACTCATTAAAGTGGAATACCAAGACTATACTGGTGCCACTAAAACTGCCACTTTTGATGGTATATCTGCTCGTTGTTTTCAACATGAGCTTGACCACATGAATGGAATCGTGTATACTAAGAAAGTAAAACCAATGGCGTTACAATCTGGTATGCAGAAACGTAATAAAATAATGAAGAAATTGAACCTTAAATAATGGCAACTCCAATTGAATTTGTAGAAAAACAATGGGATGAATGGTCTGCGGCCAATCCTGTTGAAAAGTTTGAACACATCGATGAACAGAATATGAAAGAGGTCCTTATTAAGGACTTAACATATGCTTCTCAAATGGATGTTCGTGAATATACTTTATACCAAAAGTGGTGTGAAGTAAAAGAAAGATATCCGGTGCAGGATGTATCTACACTATGGGGTTCTGAAGTTCAAATGGTAGACCCTAAACAAAAAGAATTGGTTGACAGAGTTAAAGCAAACTTTTGGGTACCACAAAGTCCTGATGATTTTCAAAATTTAAAACCTAAGATGGTTCTATCAAACGGACCCGATGCAGAAACTTGGAATGCTGTTCGTACCTTTTCTTCTACAATGAAGAACAACAGTAACATTGGCCGTAATCTATTCTACATTCTTACCGATGAAGTTACTGGTAAGTATCTTGGCGTTATCTGTATCTCCTCAGACTTCCTGGACTTGACTCCAAGAGATAATGCAATCGGATGGTCGAGAGATATTAAGACACAACAACACATGATTAATCACACCGCAATTGGTTCTACAATCGTTCCGTTGCAACCACTTGGTTTTAATTACATGGGCGGTAAATTATTGGCATTGATGTGTCTATCTGATACAGTTCAAGCAGATTGGAAAAGGCAATATGGAGACACTCTTGTTGGCGTTACTACAACGTCACTCTATGGAAAAACAAAAACTGGAGGGCTTTCGCAGTATGATGGCCTTGAGCATTGGAATCCTATGGGCTTTTCTTCTGGCTCGGTGGCTTTCGAACCATCCAGAGCAACCAAAAAATTAGTGTTTGATTGGATTAAAGAAAATCATACTCGTAAATATTTTGAATGGTGGGAAGCCAAAAACACCCAAGGTCTTCCACTTAAACGTGACCACAAGAATCGTTCCCTCAACTTTGCGTATTCTAAATTAAAAATACCAAAAGAATTAATTCGCACCGAACACCAACGTGGAATATATTTTAGTCCACTATACAATAATACTAATGAATTTCTCCGCAAGGAGATTACCGATTCTGAACTGGTAAAGTCGTTTGATACCAGCGAAGAAACCCTTACTAATATTTGGAAAACCAAGTATGCTAAGGGTCGAATCAGACAACTACAGAAAAAGGATAATGTTTCATATGAATCACTTTTCTATGATGATTTGATTTGGTTATCTTGGGAAGAAACCAAGGCAAAATACTTGCCCCAAGTTGGCAGATAATCAAGTATACCACACAAATACTTGACAAACTGACCTAGATAATGATATGATATGTCCACTTGCATTACGCAAGGTTTTTTATTAACTTACTATGGAGTTTTACTATGAAGAAGCAATTATCCGCTAAACAAAAAATGTTGGCAACTTTGAAAAAAACTGAAGGTTACAACACTTTCACAACCGCTCAAGCACAATCTCGCTTTGGCATCACCAATGTTTCCGCTCGTATTGATGAATTGCGCCAAGAAGGTCATGTAATCTATACTAACAAACGTACTTTAGAAAATGGTCGTAAGATTACTTTCTATCGTATGGGAACACCAACCAAATCATTGGTACAAAAAGCACTCAAAGCTGGCTATTCTTTTACTGCCTAAGCTCTAATAAGAGGGGATAAAACCCCTCTTTTTTATTTAATTATTCGGAGAACAAATGGAAATCTCAATCAAAAAAGAAGAGCTACAAAAGAAAAGCCTATTTGTTGCCACGCCCATGTATGGTGGTATGAACCACGGTTTATACATGAAAGCCTGTTTAGATTTACAATCAATTTGTATGGCGTATGGCGTTCAAATCAAATTCTCATTCCTGTTTAATGAGTCCCTAATTACACGAGCAAGAAACTATCTTGCTGACGAGTTCATTCACCGTTCTGATTGCACTCATATGTTGTTCCTTGATTCCGACATTCATTTCAATCCACAAGATGTAATTGCATTACTCGCAATGGACAAAGATGTTTCTGGTGGTCCTTATCCTAAGAAAGCCATCAAATGGAAATCTGTTATCAAAGCAGTTCAAAAGAATCCTGATATTGATCCAGGACAATTAGAAAAAGTTACTGGTGATTATGTGTTTAATCCAGTTAAAGGTACCGCACAATTCTCCGTTTCTGAACCATTACAAGTGTTGGAAATTGGTACGGGCTTCATGATGATTAAGCGTGAAGTATTTGCTAAGATGGAAAAAGAATATCCATCTATTCGCTATAAACCTGACCATGTCGGTCAAGCCAACTTTGATGGTACACGATACATTCATGCCTTCTTTGATACAGTTATCGATACAAAAGATTCAATCGTTGGTGGTGGTTCTGACCGTTATCTCTCGGAAGATTATATGTTCTGTCAAATGTGGCGTAAGATTGGTGGAGATATCTACCTCTGTCCATGGATGAAAACCTCACACATCGGCACCTATCACTTCTCAGGAGATATGCCAGCTGTTGCTAATTATGTCGGAGAAATGTAATGTCAACCTGGATTTTATCGGAAATTCCCCAGGAAGAAAAGATTAAAGTTATGTTGGAAAAAGATAGATTGGTAGCTGAAGCACCTTATCATCCTGGTTATGAAGATGTTGGTTATGAGCCTGCAAAAGAAGAAGGTCGTAAATTTGATGGTGGCAAATTAGAATATGGTTTGTTACCACCACTAGCATTAGAAGAAACTGTTAAAGTATTAACTTTCGGTGCTCAGAAGTATGAAAGAGATAATTGGCAAAAGGTACCAGATGCCAAGCGTAGGTATTTTGATGCACTACAACGCCATGTTTGGGCTTGGAAACAAGGTGAACAGATTGACCAAGAATCTGGTATACATCACTTGGCACACGCCATGTGCTGCTTGATGTTTCTGTATGAACATGATATAATGTATTCTAAGTCGTAAAATTTTACATAATGGAGAAATAAATGAAGTTATCAAATGAAACCCTAACGGTGTTGAAGAACTTTTCCTCAATCAACCAAGGCCTTCAATTCAAACAAGGCAAAAAACTTACTACCGTTTCGGCTAGTAAAACTGTTCTTGCTCAAGCAAATCTTAGTGATGAGTTCCCAAAAGAATTTTGTATCTATGATTTAAATCAGTTCTTATCGGTTTATAATCTGAATAAAGATCCTGAGCTTGATTTTACCGATTCCGATGTTATCTTTAATAGTGGTAAGAAGAAAACAAACTATCGTATGACTGCACCAGATATGATTGTTGTTCCCCCCAATAAAGAAATTACATTGCCTTCTGTTGATTGTGAATTCACTTTAACTGCCGAAGATTATGATTCAATTATGAAAGCGGCCTCTGTTCTTTCCTCACCACATATTGGTGTAAGGTCTGATGGAGAAGCAGTTGAAATTGTTACCTTTGATGCTAATGATAACTCAGCACATACAAACTCAACACAAGTTGGTGAAGGTAATGGTAAAAAATACACGATTGTTTTCAAAACAGAAAACATTAAGTTAATTCCCGGCAGTTACACGGTACAGGTTTCTTTTAAGGGTATTGGCCACTTTCAAAATACCAAAGAAGATATTCAGTATTGGATTGCCTTTGAAGCTAAAGAATCGAAAGTGAGTGAATAATGTTTTTAAAATTTACAGAAACAAAATCAAATACAATAATTCTCCTTAATACCGATAACATCGTTGCTGTGTTTGAAGCAGCTGAAGGTGACCTCCAAGGTAAAACGGTTATTAATGTAGTCAATGGTGCCGTTGTTGTTGAAGAATCTTTGATTACTGTTATGGGCCAATTGGCGGCGGTATAATGACAACAGAAATTACAACCCTATACGGAACATACAACGAAGAAAAGTTAAAGGCCATCAAATCGGCCATTGATGAAATCAATGTATCTCAGACCAAGATTGATTTTGAGAAACAAGTTCAAAAAGAAATCATCGATGTTGCCTTTGATAACTTTAAGATTCCAAAAAAGATTATTGCTAGAATGGCAAAAGTAAAATACAAGCAAAACTTCTCAACAGAAGTGGCAGAACAAAAGGAGTTTGAAGCTTTATTTGAAGTGCTTAGTGAAGTAAAATAAGTATTATATTATATTATGGGAGTATGTGATGGAACAATTATTATGGGTCGAGAAGTATCGGCCACAAAAAGTGGAAGATTGTATCCTGCCGGATGCAATCAAGTCCACATTCTTGGAATATGTTGCTAGAAAAGAAATACCGAATCTATTATTATCAGGTACAGCGGGTGTTGGTAAGACAACGATTGCTAAAGCCCTCTGTAATGAAGTTGGTTGTGACTATATTGTTATCAACGGCTCTGATGAATCTGGTATTGATGTTCTCCGCAATAAAATTAAAAACTATGCTTCGTCAATCAGTCTTGCGGGTGGCCGCAAGGTTGTAATCATTGATGAGGCAGACTATCTAAATCCTAATTCAACACAACCAGCATTGCGTGGTGCCATCGAGGAGTTCTCCTCAAACTGTTCTTTTATCTTTACTTGTAACTTTAAGAACCGCATCATTGATCCAATTCATTCTCGTTGTTCGGTCATTGACTTTAAAATCAATGGTTCTAGAGCAAAGATGGCTGCGGCTTTCTTTAAACGTGTAGAATGGATTCTGGAACAAGAAAAAGTTCAATATGATAAGGATGTAGTTGCTGCCGTTATTATGAAACACTTTCCCGATAATCGTAGGGTTCTCAATGAACTCCAACGGTATTCGGTTTCTGGTATAATTGATAAAGGTATCTTGGCGAATGTTGTAGATGTTCAAGTTGGTGAACTTATCTCCGCATTAAAATCAAAAGACTTTGCATCTACACGCAAATGGGTTACCTCAAATCTGGACAATGATCCAGTAAAGATTTATCGTAAACTCTATGATGGTCTTTATGAAATATTGAAACCACAATCAGTACCACAATTGGTTCTCATTCTTGCTAAGTATCAATATCAGGCTGCCTTTGTTGCGGACCATGAGATTAATATGGTTGCCTGTTTGACCGAAATTATGGTTGAGTGTGAGTTCAAGTAATGCCGGATTTATTCAAAGAAATTTTACCTTCCATACTGGAGAAGAAGAAATCTGTATTCCGTGATGAACTGGATTACAAGGATTACAAAGCCTTTCTTATCAACCGAGCCTTATCCTATCACATGGACTGTGTGTTATATGTCAATGAAATGAACATAAACAACAGTTTAGATGTGGATATGCAATACCAGTATCTTCTAAATACCATAAGACCAATGAAACGGAAATTTCAACCGTGGCAGAAATCAGAGGTCGATAAAGATATTGAGTGTGTAAAGCAGTATTTTGGTTATTCAAATGAAAAAGCCAAAGAAGCTCTCCGTATTCTTACTGATGAACAAGTCGCTGAAATAAAAGCAAAAACGACAAAAGGCGGAGTGAACAAGTAATGATTTCAATTATGGATTTAGTTGAAGTTACATTGAAGGAAAAGGATGATTTTCTAAAAGTTAGAGAAACCCTTACTCGTATCGGTGTAGCTTCCAAAAAAGATAGAATACTCTATCAATCTTGCCATATTTTACATAAGCAAGGTTTGTATTATATCGTACATTTCAAAGAGATGTTTGCATTAGATGGTAAACCAACAGATATTTCCGAAAATGATTTATCTCGTAGGAATGCCATTGTGAAATTGTTGGAAGATTGGGGTTTGGTAACTATTGTTAATAAAGACAAGGCAG